TACTTCTCTTTGCTCAACTTCATATCCCATTTCTCTAAGACAACGTAATACTGCATATTGAGAAGGTACTACTTGTAATTGCTGTCTTAGAAAAAAGTCTTCAGTACACTGAGCTTTGTTCATTCCAGTGATTAATATTTTTTTCATAATTTAACTATATCCTCAAGTGTGTGTTTTGGATTCATAAACATAGAATTGAAAGGTACTTCAGATTTTGCATTATCACCTTCTCTTCTTTCTCCATATTTTACTTCAAATAATGGACCGTTTACTCTTAAAAATTCTTCAATGTATTCTTTAACTGTATAAGACTGTCCTGATCCAAGCGGTTCATAATCTGACATTGCAGCCGGTTCATAAATTGCTTTTACAATTGCATCTGTAAGATCTTCTACGTGAACATAATCTCTTACTGGAGTACCATCTTTAGTATCATAATCAGATCCAAAAATTGTAAATGTTCCTGATTGAATTGCATTTTGAGTTGCTGCATATAATCCTTCAGGATTGTTAGGTACTCCACCTCCAACATTATAAAATCTAAAAATCGTATATTCTTTACAAAGTTGTTTTACAATATCTTCTGCAACTACTTTTGATCTTGCATAAGGTGATGTTGGATCAAATGCCGCTCCTGTTGAAGCAAATATAAATTTAGCATTTGGAAATGCATCAATTACATTTTTAGTTCCATTAATGTTAGTATTATAATATTCAAATGGATTCTTTACGCTTTCACCAACTTTAACTAATGCTGCTAAATGTACAACTACATCTACTGTTGGATTAGTAGGATTAGAATATTTTGTAATATCCCAATCTTTAATATCGTAAAAGACCGCTCGAACATTGCGTTCACTTAACTTTTTTCTTAATACTGAACCGATATATCCATCGGCACCTGTTACTACAACTTTTTTATTCATAATTTTCTATTATAACACAATTAAACTGAAATGTCAACAAATTCGTAATCAACTAATGCTTCTTTAAAAAGCTCTTTTGTATTATCAAAAGATTCAATCCATCTTTCTGGAACATCTATCATTGAAGGCATTACAATACGTTTAGTACCAACTTGAATAACACCTTTTGCACATTCTGAACAAACTGGTAATCCCCAAACATATAATGTACTATTATTTAGTGAAATTCCATTATAAGTCGCATTATATATTGCGTTTTGTTCAGCATGAACTACAAGTTTATACTTTTCTTCTCTATTTTCATATCGATCTAAAGTATCTTCAATGTTGCGTGGAAAGCCATTATATCCAGTTGCAAGAATGCGTCTTTCGTCAGAAACGAAAACTGCACCAATTTGTTTACTTGGATCTTTACTCCATGTTGAAATTTCTCTTGCTAAACCGAGAAATCTTTTATCCCACTTGACGCTCATTAATGTAGTCTTGTATAAAGTTGAAATGTCTTTCGTAGACATGAAAATTAGAAGCGGTCCAAATTAAATCACCAACTTCTACACCTAGATCATCTGCAAGTTTTGATTGAACATAACGTGCCCATGCATAATCATTATTATAACCAAAAACAGCATCATTAGATCTCATAATATAATGAGATATTAATTGCTTATTTCGAATATAGAATGTATTTGCGTAAGTACACATAAAGTCATTCATATTATTAGCATTATAATCTGTATGCATACTTGGACGATTGTAGATCATTGTTGCTCTACGAGAGTTATGATTCCTAGATAATTCTCTTAAAACGTTTTCGTATTGATTACCATTTTCTTTAGTAAAAATACACCAACCATAATTTGAATTAATGAATCCATTATCATCAGAAACATCTAACCAAATTTGTGGAGTTTTACCAGGAATATCATTAACGTTTAATGAACAGCTTTTATACCATTGAAGTTCACGTTCAATATATTCATAAGCTGGTTTACGAATAACATAATCCTCGTCAGCAATAAATGTCGCACCAAGTACTTCAATTGTTTTAGCACCTGTACGATCAATAACCCAATCACCTTGAAGATAATCGGTTACAATTTGATTACGTATATCTTTTACTTTTAACATTAAAACTCCTCAGCCCATTCTGCAAAATCCTCATGCAGAAAATCAAGATCATCTACAAAAGTTCCATAGGATTCCATAGCATCATCAATAGATTCACCTTCTTCAAGCTCATAATATTTGACCCAGAATTTACCAGCAACTGCAACTTCTTCTTCATTTGCTTCTGGATCTACTACTTCAATAACACAAACTTTTCTAGGCATTAAATGGTCTCCAATAGTGTTTCAATATCATCAAGTTCAGCTACAACTGCGGGTAGATTTTGTTTATGATAAATCCTAGCCATTTTACGTAGAATATTTTTAGGAATATCTACATCTTCGGCTAAAGCATTAATTGCTTCTTTTTGAAAAGAACGTTCGGCTTCTACTCGAGTAAATGAATTACTCATTTCTTCCATAGCACCTTTAATTCTTTTTTTATCTTCATCACTTGAAGGAATAATCACATTACTCATTATTTAATTCTCCTATTGTATACATCATTATTAGTATTTTGTCCTGGAATTTTACCACGACAATATGAAACAAAAAATGCAGAATAATTAATTAAATCTTTTGCTGAATCTTCGAGTGATTCGAAATTTGGATTATAGTCATCACTTTGCATTGCTTCCATAACTGATTTCATACGGAGCATTTTTGCATTCATAACATCATAGATTGAATCAATACCACGAGGGTAGTAATCTGCTTGTTGAACAGTTGAATTTGGATTTTGATAATCGCGAGATTTTTTCAACTGTAAGTCGATACATTCTTGAAGAACGTTGACTGCTTCGGGATTGGTTTGTTTACTCATAAGATCTCCATAATATAGACACTATTATACCACACTTTTTCGCAAAAGTAAACTGTTTTTTTCAATTATTTTTACGGAAGTCTTGGTGCTTCAGGTGTGTGAAAGTACTTATCAATCATTGCAATTTTATCATTATAATCTGCAATAATAGCAAGTTCCTTTTCAATTGTTTCCATAACGTCTGGATGTTCTGCGACACCCACATTATTTTCTAATAGAACTTCAATATTAATTCTATGTTTAGCAACGTGTGCTTCAAAATGCTGTTTTGATACAGCAAGTAATTCTTTTCTAAATGTTTTCATAATATATCCTTAAAATAAATCTTGAAAGATACCATGATTATCTTCATGGCTTGGAGCAGTCCACCCCTCAGGTTTTACAAGATCTGGTACGCCCAGTGGATTGGGTCTTGTTTCTTTAACACCTACTTCTTTTGCCATATTTGCTTTGAGAACTGTATCCCAAGCTTTATGTGCATCAATACCATAGGCATCTAATGTACCAATTGCAACAACACAAAGATCAATTAAACCATCTACGATTTCTTCTGCATCTTCATTATTGAATGCTTTTCTTGTTTCGTCGAGTTCTTCTTGGAGAAAGTTAATTCTAAACTTTAAAAACTCTTTAAGCTTTTCATCGTCTTGCATACTATATCTAACCCATTCACGAGTTTGATATTTAGTCTGCATGTCATGAATATCTTGTACCCAATCTTTACTCATTTTCAAAATACTCCATTAGTTCGTTATATCCACCAATATTTTTATCTTCAACTACTATCTGCGGAAATGTTCTTGCAGATGGAAATTTTTCAAAAAATTGCGGTGGAGTATAATCCTCATTAAGCATTAAGTATTCGTACTCAACACCTTTTTGCTCGCATAATGTTTTAGCCATAGTACAGTATGCACAAGACTCTTTACCGTATATAGTAATCATTATACTAACTTAAGTCCTGGGCCTGTGGCTAATTCAATACCTGAAGTTGCTCTTACAACTTCTTTTACAAGTTCTTCACCAGGTTCCGCAACAAACATTACGTGTGCTTCACCAATAACAAAGTCTTGTCTTTTTGCGTAAGGTACAAATGGAACCATTCCAATTTTACCTTCACCGGCCGGCACTAAAAGAATTGCATCTTTTAATGTATAGAATCCTTTATCAAAAACGACTTTGGCGATTATTTCTTCTCCAGTTGAGAGTCGTACGATTTGTATATCTTTCATAAGATAGTCCTTTTTAATTTAATTTCAGCTATTATAACACAGTTTATTTGAAATGTCAACCTTTTTCTTTAAATAAAGATTCGACATTAAAGTTTTCATATTGTTCTGGCATTGGCATTGGTTTTACCCAAGTGATTTCTCTATTATATGGATTATATGTTTCACCTTTAAAATAATCTTCCATACAAACAAGTTCACCAGGAAACTCTTTATACATTTTAGCCATTTCTTCATACCGTTCAACAAGACCACGAATTAATGGAAATGCTCTTTCGTTCTCACCAAAGTTTGGTTGATCTTCTAAATCAACAGTAATTCTATAAGGTTCATCTTCTTTACCCATTGTTGCTAAATGAATTTGTCTTTGATTTTCAGTCATGTTTCGAAGATAATCTCTTACATTTCTTTTAAATCCAGTACCACCAAAGTTTCCATCTTGTCTTACTGCAACCCAACTTTCACATTGAGCTCTAAAATCTCTTCTATAAAGATAGTAGATTCTATCTACTGCATTCAATATTCTACTTACATGTTCTTCATTTCTTACTTGAATTGGAATTAATTTAAAACAACATGGGTGTCCGGCTTCAAGTTGTTCTATAAATCTTTCATGACTTATACAAGCTTCTCTTTCTACAGGATCCTGATATTTTTCCATCTCTTTCCAAGGTGAATTAATCAATTGCCATTTTGCTCTTGCTTCACCTAGATCATAAGGTCTTGGATCACTAAACATTTCACCTTTATAAGGCACACCATATTCTTCTGCTTTTTTTAATGTAAACGACGTACTCGCTGTACGATAATTTGCGATAATTGCTATTCTCATGTGAAAAAATCCTCGATTGTATTTACTTTTTCTGATTTCCAGCCAAGAGGTTCGATAATGTTCTCTACTGGACTGAGAAATACTTTTGAGAATTGTGTATCATAATCAATATACTTGTCTAAGCCGAGTTCTTTCGGAAGTACACCAGGAAATGAAATCATATTCTCACGTATTGGATTCGGTACTTTAAGGTATAAGAATTTAATCTTATCACCTGACTGAATCTTTTCATATTTCTTATTCAACTTATGCTGTTCAAGGAAGTGATTATAAAGAATACATCCTCTTACATGCATAGGGCAACCTTTTTTGTATAGGTTGACTTTGTCCATATATTTATTGATATTGTCTGTGCCTGAAGTTTTAGCAATTTCTTCAGGTGGAAGTTTTCTAAATTCAGTACGGAAGTTAGCAATAAATTTTTGTGTTGCTTCTTCATCACCACCGAGTATTACTTCAAATATATCTTTCATCTTATCACGACAAACTTGTGGTGTCGATGATCTTACTGATTCAAGACCAGTAACAGAAACTTTTGGTTTTTCATAATGAACACCTTCACTATTAAGTGTATTCAAAATGTATCTTTTCTTTGCGATAAAGATAGAACGATCAGTAATCTTTTCTCGTTTCATTACCATCGCATTACGATAAGCACCCATGTCAGATCGAAGCTTTTCATAACCAGCTTCAATAACTTGTTCAATCTTTGTAGAACAAACTTTGTCTAAGAATTCTTCACCTTGCTTACGGTCAATGTCTACTGTACCAAATACTTCTTTTACTAATGGACTAAAGTTTACATAAATCGAATCGGTATCGATATACACAATATAATCTTTATTTTCTGTGTTGAGTATCTTATTGAGATATTCATTTACAGATTTTTGAGCATATCGAATACTTAATTGACCAGATGTAGTAATTGCTTCCGCCATTTCGTTAATATAATATAGGAAGTAGATATTTGCTGTTGCGCCATAAAGAGAGTTCATAGCAATCTTGATTGACATTTGAGAATTATGAAGTTGATTCATTTCTCGTTTGAGTCTTTTCTTTTCAGCAGGATCTGTTTCAATCTCGAATTGCTGTTCGACTGCAATCATTTGTTTCTTAATTACAGAACGATTATTATAGTATTCGTCAATGATACTTGGAATAATACCAACCTTATCGTTTCTAAAACAGACACCATTTGCAGCAACAGACATATTTGGATTTGTATTTTTAAAATCACCATTGAGTACCATGTCTTGTGTTACTACTTCTCTTTCCTGCGGCATATATGTTTCAGGTGACATATTGTATTGCAACATAAGATGTGGATATAGAGAGTTTAAGTCAAATGATACAACCCACGGATACATTCCAGGTTTTGGATCTTTTACATAACCACCTACAAGTTCACCTTGACGAATTCCAGGAGAGTCTTTAATAGGAGGCACAACTTTATCTTTAATTAATCTACGATAGATAGTTGATTCCCAAATTCCTACAGTACCAAACGCATCACCAAAGTTTACACCACCACCATAAGCAACTGTCATAACTAACGCGAGAAGAGATGTTTCTTCTTCCATTCTTTGAATGAGGTGTGTATCTTTTAAGTTATAGTCAAGATAGAGTTGTGGGTTTTCATCATATAATGCAGTCAATGAGCCATATTCAGAATAATCAAGTTTCTTTTCACCAAGAATAACATGAGCAATATGGTCAAGTTTATATGATTCTTGTGGACCATACTTATAACCAAACTTTTTAAAAGCATCCATGTAGTCAATTACAGACATACCAGAAATTTTGTACGTTGATTGTACTTTACCAAATACTTCACGACGTCTTTGATCAATCAATTTCCAAGGTGAAAGTTTCTTTGCAGATTCTTCACCAAGTAGTCTTATGATACGTGTTACGATATATTGAATATCAAAGTATTCAACGTTCCAACCAGTCACGATGTCTGGATAGTCAGCGGTCCATAGTTTAATAAATCCTTGGAGAAGTTGAACTTCAGTATCGAACTGCGCAAAAACAATGTCATCAGGATCAATACCAGTTATTGTTTTTGTTTTATCGTATTCTTTACGACCAAGTAGGAAATATTTTTTAGACTTAGATGATTTATATGCGATAGAAGTAATTTCATTATTTGCTTGTTCGATATCAGCAAATCCATCACGAATATCAACCTCGATATCGAAAGATACGATGTTAACATCTGAAATATTAAATCTTACTTCTTCTGGATAATGTTCTTGAATAAATTGAGTAATGAAGTTTGTTGAACCATATACTTCAAAACCTGCTACACCTTTGTACTCTTCAACAAAGTTTTTAGCTTCTCGCATTTCACCAAATTTTTGAGGATGGAGAGATTTACCACCAATCAACGACTTGAAATCACCACCTTTCTTAGGTGTATGCAAATAAAGCGTAGGCTTAAATGGAACACGATACGAAAAACGTTTACCGTTCTCGTATCCTCGCCATAAAATATTCTTACCGTAACGTTCTACGGAAGTGTAAAATGAAGTCATTGTCATAATCTACTTTTGTAAGAGGGTACCATTATAACATAGGTACCCGAAAATGTCAACTGCTTTATGCACTTTTATGTACGTAAAAGTGTAACTTGTATGCACTTATATGTACGTAAAAATGCATCATGCAGCAATTTCACTAAAGTTTTTCACTTTATCAAATCGAATTGCAGTATCAAATTTATCTGCAAATTGGTCTCCTCTATGTGATATCACAAAGATATTATCATCTGAGTTCAAACTATGTAATGTTTCAATCAGACTTTCAATACCTACACTATCAAGTGCACCATCAAGAGTTTCATCGAGTATTAAGAGGTTAGTGGATACTGAGTTACGTAATTTTGCAACAGATCTCCATGCTAACATAATTGATAGAGTAATACGAAGTTTTTCACCTTCACTAAATGATGCGTAAGAGAAATTATCTCTAAATCGAGATCGTATTACTTCATTAAAGTTTTCATCTAATTGGAAGTCAACAAAAAGATCAAAGGCCGCAAGATACTTATTAATCAGTTTATTCATTACTGGAATATATTGACTAATGATACGAGCTTTAATTCCACCATCTTTAAGTATTGCTGAAACAACACCAAGTACGTCATATTCTTCTAAAAGTTCTTTACGTTCTTTAACAAGTTTTTCCAATTTTGTTTGAAGTTTATGTAGTTGTGTAGTATCTACTTCTTCTACTTCACGTTCAGCATTCTCAAGTTCAGATTTAAATGCAAGTAAAGCATTCTTAGACATTTTAATTTCTGCACGTATTTCTGAGATCTGAAAATTTAATGTTTGTATTTTGTCTTCTACTTCACTAATTTCGTCTATACGAGTTTGGTAGTTTGAAATTGATGTATTCACTTCATCAAGCTTTTCGTCAATAAGAGATTTCTTTTCTGATCTTTCATCTACAACTTTTTCTTTAAAGTCATGCGCAATACCTTGTTTACAAGTTGGACAATTGTCATTATCATGATAGAAGCTGAGTTCTTTATCAATATTACGTCGTGCAATTTCCATATCTTGTCTCATAGAATTTGCTTTATCGAATTCTTCTTTAACTGTTTTCTTATCAGCTATTTCTTCATATTTTTCTTTAATCTCACTATCAATAACAGAAATAGATTCTTGTTTTGATTCAATTTCAGAAATATGGTTATTCATCTTAGTACGAATCTTATCAACCTCAGTTTCTTTAATCTTACGAATAGCGTCATTATTTTCTTGTACTAAAAGAATATTGGCTTCAGTTACTTCGTTCTTATATTCGTTTTCATTAATACTATTTTTAGTCTTATTGATTTGTTCTTTTGCAAGAATACCCATTGTACTAAACACTTGAATATCAAGTAAGTCTTCGATAATTTCTCTTCGTTGTTGAGCCGGTAATTCCATAAAAGGAACATAGGTTGCACTACCAAGTACTACAATCTGATTAAATGATTTATAATTAATACCAAGTATATTGTTTTCAAGGTATAATTGATAATCACGTTTAGCAGCATCTTGATCAATCATTTGGCCATCTTTATAAATCTCAAAGACATTTGGTTTCATACCTCTACGAATCATGTAGTTGTTTCCACCTGCAGCAAAAAAGATTTCAACTAATAATCCTTTTTGATTAATAGAATTGATAAGTTGAATTTTATTTACTTTACGAAATGGCTTGCCATATAAACCATAAACAATCGCATCGAGGATTGTACTTTTACCTGAACCATTAGATCCACTAATTAAAGTAGTTGGCTTATCACCGAGTTCTATTTCTGTAAAGGTATTTCCTGTTGATAATATATTTTTGTATCTTACTTTCTTAAAATTAATTCGCATTATAATTCCATAGCTTCATGATATAAGTCATCAATTGTCTTTTTAATTTTTAATTTATCAACTTGAGTTTCAAGAGATTCAATATAGTTGTGTAGTATTTCAGTAGTGTCTTTTGTTTCATCAAGAATCTCATCAACACCTGCTGTTTCAAGATTGAGATTATCATCAATTGCTTTTACATCAACTGCTCCACATTCACTTATTCTACTCATAAACATATCGTATAGGTAAGCGTTTGTACGATTCTTAATAATAATTTTTACAAAGGTGTCTTTATATCTATCTACATCGTATGAAGCAACATCATCGACTGTCCAGTGTTCATCATCATAATCTATTTTAAAGAATACTCGATTTGGATTTTCTATTTTTTCCATTTTACGAGTTTGAGTATCAAACACATGGAAACCTCTACTACCATTGTAGTCAGACCATGTCATTTCATAAGGTGCACCAAGATATTCTATATTGCCATATCGAGATGGATGATGAAAATGGCCTGAGTATACATCTTCAAATTGTTTAAACACATCTACTTCTAAACCATGTGTGCATAAAGCACCTCTCATCATTTCGAATCCTTTGACTTCTAAATGGCCCATTACAACATTTGCATCAGATTCTTTGATGATTTTAAAGTTTTCTTCTGCGTTCTCTTTACTAATCCAAGGAAGCATAAGGAACTTTGTTCCGTCGATTTCTAAATGTTCTGCAATATCTTGATAAAGAGTAAAAGATGGATATTCTTGTAATAAGAGATTCATGCTGTTAACATCATTCATATTACTATAATAAGTATCATGATTACCGATGAGCGCATGAAAATTTATATTACGTTTTGCTAATTCATCAAATAAAAATTCTTTTCCTTTTTGTAGACTTACGTAATTGATATACTTCCTACGATCAAAGGTATCGCCGAGATCGAATACTGTTGTAATACCATGTTCATCGATATAAGGAAAAAATACCTCTTGGAAAAATTTTCTTTGAACTTCATGAAAAACACGACTGTCTCCTCTAGCACCGATGTGAATATCGGTTACAATTGCTATTTTCATACTACTCCTTGACTGCGGCTGTATTTAAATCTAATACATCTGTATTTAAATCTAATACAACGTCATCATCAGTCTTTGTCACTCTAACACTGTGATCTTCAGTTTGTTTTAAAGCGGAAAGATATTTTGCTAACATTCCTCTTTGTTTTACAATCTTAGTTTTCTTTTTCAGTGCTCTTTCATATTTAACACGTGATACTACCTTATTAAAAGTAATACCTTGAAGGTGTTCATATTCATGGATAAAACATCTTGCTCCATATCCTTCTACTTTACCTTCTTGTGGTTGCATATTTTCATCAAACCATTTTGCAATGACGAAAGCTGGACGTTTAATTTGCATAAACACATCTGGAAAACTTAGACATCCTTCAACTTCATTAATTTCTTCTGAACTTACTGACACAATTTCTGGATTAATTACCATGATTGCAGTTTCAGCATCTTCACCCATAACAAATAATTTATAGTCAAGTCCAACTTGACATGCAGAAAGACCGAGACCTTTCTTACTAATCATAAGTTCTACCATGTCTTTCTTAAGTTGTACTGGATCAAATCCAGGATTCTCAAGATCAACATCCTTTAACTCCTTCGCCAAAATTGGGTCTGGAAAATATACTAGTTTCATAATTTACCTTCTTCTCTCATCTGTTTACGAATTTTAGTAGCAGAGATTTTATGGACATCCGCTCCTAAATCATGTTCTGTAAAAGTATAACCAACACCACGTCCATAACTAATATCGACAATGTTTGGGACCACAAGGATCATATACTCTTTACCTTCTGTGTATCCTGCATCTCCGAGACCTTTCTTAATCCCATCAATAACAGCAATTTCTCCAAAGGGATTGTCGGTCTGATCTGTTGTACGACCAGCTCCTGCATCTCCTTCATATCCATAAACTTCACGTACCATTATAACAACTTGTCCGGTAATTGTCAAGGCTTTTTCAAATAATTTTGTGTGACCATCGTGCCACGGTTGCCATCTTCCTAACATTTGAACTGTTGGCTTCTTATAATCAAATGCGTCTTCTGGGTTAAACATCCTTTTGTACTCCAAATTTAATGTACTTATACCATACACGTTCGTGATAATAATATAAGATCATTTTAGTAGCAACCTCAAATCCGGCGATCATACCAGCCCAATCTACTTGTCCTGTAATTAACCAAGCAAGTAAAAAGGTATCTGTTGTTGCTAAGACTCTCCATGTTAATGTTTTTGCGACATGACGTTTTGCACTTACCTTCTCTGCCATTGTGAAAACGCCTTTTCTAAAATTGGTTCAAGTTTTAATTCTTCTTGAGGTCTAAATGAATCTACTATGTAATCAATACTATCAACATCAGGAGCTTCAAAGACTTTATTCGTATCTTCAAATCTACCTTCATCAATAGTATTCATCCAAATAACATAATCAGGTTCAAATTCATCTCTTGCCTTTTGAAAAGGACAAACGAAATCTGCAATAGCAATTTTACCTGCCATAGAAACTCCGTCTGCAAGATGTCTCATTCGAGCAGCTTGTCTCATTCTGCCTTCATCTGAGAAATCCC